TTCCAACAGGTTTGTTGTTTTAGAGATAATAACATATCACCTTTACTACTACCAGATTTAATATATAAATATGCTAACTATTACAATGAAGCATATGTAATTGTTGAAAGTAATGACCAAGGTGGTGTAGTTTGTAATGGTCTATACTATGATTTAGAATACGAGAATATGTTTGTAGAATCATCTATTAAGGCTAATGCTCTTGGCGCGACAATGACCAAGAGAGTTAAGAGGATTGGTTGTTCTACTATAAAGGACTTGATAGAGCAAGGTAAGTTAGTTATTAGAGATGCTAACACTATAATAGAAATGAGTACCTTTGTAAGTAAAGGTACATCATATCAAGCAATAGGTTCTAACCACGATGACTTAATGATGAATCTAGTTATGTTTGCATGGTTTGTTACTACAGACATATTCGAAGGCATATCAGATATCAATATGAAAGATATGTTATATAAGGAAAGATTAAAAGCAATACAAGATGATATGTTGCCATTTGGTTTTACACCTGACATTGATGAGACTCCTAAAGGAGAGAAAATGTTGGGCGATGATAATCTATGGTTTGAAGACGAGGCGTTCGATCGGTTGTTACGATAGGATGTGGGTACTTATAAATAATAGTATTGAAAATTCGTAAAATGCGGATTTAAATTCGTATTATGAACAACATATTAACTAACTCAATGAGAGGATAAAGCGATGGCATTTCAAGTATCACCGGGAGTTCAGGTCCAAGAAATTGATGCAACAGGTGTAGTACCTGCAGTATCTACTTCTATAGGCGGGACAACTGGGTCATTTAATTGGGGACCGGTAGCTCAGATTATAACTGTAACTTCAGAGAAAGAACTAGCAGCAAGATTCGGAACACCAGACTCATACACATATAAACATTTTCTTACGGCAGCATCATTTTTAAAGTATGGTCAAGCTCTCAAGGTAGTCAGAACTAAAACTGGGCATGTAAATGCTACAGCAGCAGGTGGTGGACTCTTTGTAGGAAATGATACAGATTACGAAAACTTAACAGGCATTAGCGAAGGTGCTTGGGTAGCTAAATACCCAGGAGTCTTAGGTAACAGTCTTAAAATATCAGTATGTCCGGCAAATGCAACTGCATGGGCAGCATGGACTTACGCGGGTTCATTTCCAGGAGTACCGGGTACTTCACAGTATGCAGTAGATGCTGGAAAGGGTTCAGCTGCAGATGAACTTCATATTGTAGTAGTTGATCTAACTGGCGCATGGTCGGGTAAAGCAGGAACAGTATTGGAAACTTTTGAATATCTTTCACAAGGTTCTGATGCTAAAGGTTCTGACGGAACTTCTAACTACTATAAAGACGTGATCAATTCACGATCTGCATACATTAGACATATCGGTCAGCCAACAGGATTAACTGATGCTGGTGATGCAATTTCTGCTACTACCGCATATACAACAGTTACAGCAGCCGTTGATAATTCACTAACTGGTGGTACTGATGATAATGTACCTACAGCTGGAGAAATCGACACTGGTATGCAGTTGTTTGCAGATACTCTTAACGTTGATGTGAACTTATTGTTTGCATATCCCGATGCTAATGGTGCAAGCACAATTGCAGCCAATCTTATTACTCTAGTGAATGCTAGAAAAGATTGTATGGCATTTTTGTCACCACCTATTGAAGATTCTAGGGATCAAACATCACCTGTTACCGAAGTTAAAGGTTGGGTAGATGGTTTAAATTCAACTTCATATGCTTCTGTCGATTCTGGCGCGGTATATGTGTACGACAAATACAATGATGTATATCGTTGGATTGGTGCAGCCGGTCACATTGCTGGACTATGTGCTAATACTGATAACGTAGCAGATGCATGGTTCTCACCAGCTGGTGTTAATCGGGGTCAACTACTAGGTATTACTAAGTTGGCATGGAATCCTAGCAAAGCTCATAGAGATACTCTATACAAAGCAAGATGTAACCCACTGGTATCACTACCGGGTCAAGGTACTATCTTGTTTGGCGATAAAACTTTATTGTCTAGGCCTTCGGCTTTCGATAGAATCAATGTCCGGCGATTATTCATGGTATTGGAGAAGGCGATTGCAACTGCTGCAGAAGCTCAACTGTTTGAATTCAACGACGAGTTTACTCGTGCACAGTTCAGAAACTTGATTGAACCATTCTTACGTGATGTAAAAGGACGTCGGGGTGTAACAGACTTTTCAGTTATCTGTGATACTACTAACAACACAGGTCAAGTTATTGATACTAATAGTTTTGTTGCTGATATTTATATCAAGCCTGCAAGGTCTATTAACTTCATTAATCTTAACTTTATCGCAACAAGAACCGGCGTAGATTTCTCTGAAATCTCTGGCGTATAAGGGAGAATTTAAATGGCAATTTTAGGCGTAGATGATTTTAAATCCAAGCTAATTGGTGGTGGTGCTCGTGCTAACATGTTCAAAGTTACTTGTAACTTTCCTAGTTATGCATCGGGAGACGTTGAATTAACTTCTTTCTTAGTGAAGGGAGCTCAGATGCCTGCTTCTATAATTAGTCCTATCATGATTCCTTTTCGTGGTAGACAATTACAGATTGCTGGTGACAGAACATTCGAGCCATGGTCAATAACAGTTATTAACGATGTTGACTTTAGCGTTCGTGGTTCTTTTGAAAGATGGATGGACGGTATCAATAACCATAATAATAATACGGGACTATCAAATCCGACTGACTATCAGGCTGACATGTCTGTAGAGCAATTAAATAAAGCTGGAGAAGTCACTAAAAGGTATGATATCCGTGGTACTTTCCCCACTAACTTGAGTGCAATTGAACTCTCTTATGATTCTGAAAACCAGATCGAAGAGTTTACTGTTGAACTACAAGTTCAGTATTGGGAGTCCGATACTACATCATAATTTGGTGTATAAATATAGTAGAAGGAGGGATTAAATTCCCTCCTGATATTATTTGAGGAAATAAAATATGGCAGATTTTTTTGGTTTTGAAATAAAAAGGAAGGGTAGTGAAGCACCTATCAGGCCTTCATTCGTTCCTAGTACCGAAGAAGACGGCTCTGGCGTTATTCAAGCTGGCGGCCACTTTGGTGCGTATCTAGACCAAGACGGCGATAAAGTTAAAAACGAAGTTGACTTAATATATAAGTATAGGGATATTGCATCTCAACCAGAAACTGACGCGGCGATTGAAGACATTGTTAATGAGTCCATTATAGGTGACAATGATGAATCTCCTGTAAATTTAGTTTTGGATAAGTTAGAGATTTCGGACAAGATAAAAGAATCCGTTAAGAATGAGTTTGAGACCATATTACAGTTATTGAATTTCAATGCACATGCACATGATATATTCAGAAAGTGGTATGTTGATGGAAGACTACCTTATCACATTATTATAGATGATAAGTCTCCAAAGAACGGTATTAAAGAATTACGATATATTGACCCTACTATGTTAAGAAAGGTCAAAGAGATTGAAGAAAAGAAAGATCCTAAGACTGGAGCTAATGTTATTGTGAAACAAGATGACTTTTTCTTGTTTCAGGACCAGAGATTAAATGCTTCGGGTCAGGGTATTAAAATACATCCGGATGCTATATGTTATGTAACTTCTGGTATGTTAGATCCTAGTAGGAAAAGAATTCTATCTTATTTGCATAAAGCAATTAAGCCTGTTAACCAACTAAGAATGATGGAAGATTCTTTGGTCATCTACAGAATTAGTAGAGCACCAGAGCGCAGAATCTTTTATATTGACGTTGGTAACTTACCTAAGGGCAAGGCAGAAGAATATCTCAAGGGTATTATGAGCCAGTATAGAAACAAATTAGTATATGATGCTTCTACTGGTGATATTAAGGATGATCGTAAGCATATGTCAATGCTGGAGGATTTCTTCCTACCTCGTAGAGAAGGCGGCAGGGGTACAGAAATCACTACATTGCCTGGAGGAGAGAACCTCGGCCAGATTGATGATATTATATACTTCCAAAAGAGGTTATATAAGTCACT